ACGGGGCGGTTTTTAATCTTATTAAAAAATGTCAAATCAAGAAAAAATTTCTCAAAAATTCTATGAGGCTCTTATGAGCAAATATGCTTCAGAGATGAACGAAGCTGAGGCAACACTTTTGGTCTATTTTAACAACCCTGTTGGTATTGGGGAACATCCACAACATCTTGAAGAGATGGACAAGATGGTTGAAAAACTTGCAAACGCAAAAGATAAAAGCGAAGCATTACAACAATTTTATAAATACAACTAATTATGGCATTAAAGAAAAAAGAATTTTCGTTAGATGCAATTAAAGACAAGTACTCAACCAAAACTAAGTACAAGGATACTTTGTTTTTTGAGGTCGGTGAGGCTTTTCATAATAGCTGCGGCATTCCAGGTCCTGCTATGGGGAATATTAACATGTTTCTCGGTCACTCGAACTCTTCAAAAACGACTGCCTTGGTTAAAACAGCGGTAGATGCTCAAAAGAAAGGAGTCCTACCAGTTTTTATTATTACTGAAAAGAAGTGGTCTTGGGACCATGCTGTTGAACTTGGACTTGAAGCTAAAATGGTTGACGGAGAATGGGACGGATATTTTATATTCAATGACTCATTTGACTACATCGAACAAGTAACTGAATATATTAATACACTCCTTGATGAACAAGAGAAAGGAAACATTCCTCACTCTCTTTGTTTCCTGTGGGACTCGGTAGGTTCAATCCCTTGTAAGATGACTTTTGATGGTAAGGGTGGAAAGCAACATAATGCTTCAGTTCTCGCTGACAAAATTGGTATGGGTATTCACGCTCGTATTACCAAGTCAAAGAAAGAGGATTACCCATATTACAACACATTAGTTGTTGTAAACCAACCTTGGGTGGAACTTCCTGATAATCCATTCGGGCAACCAACCATCAAAGCAAAAGGTGGAGAGGCTCTATGGCTAGCATCGGCACTTGTGTTCTTATTTGGTAATCAGAAAAATGCTGGTATTAACCACATTACGGCAACCAAAAATGGACGAACTGTATCTTACGCTATCCGTACTAAAATCTCTGTATTGAAGAACCACATTAATGGTCTTGGATACAAAGACGGAAAAATCATCGCAACTCCACAAGGATATATTGCGGATGATAAAGACGCACTTGAAAATTATAAGAAGGATTATTCTCAGTACTGGAACGCAATACTTTCAGGTACTGGTGAAATAATTCTTGAAGAAGCTGAAGAAGTTATTGAAAGCGAAGATTAATTCATTATCTTTGTACTTGTGAAAAAGACTCTCCTTGTTGACGGTAACAACCTATTCAAAATAGGTTTCCACGGTGTGAAAGATTATTTCCACAATGGAAACCATATTGGGGGTCTTTTTCACTTTATTAATACTCTTAGAAAATTTATTGACGAGCATAACTTCGACAAAGTAATTGTATTTTGGGACGGAGAAGATTCAAGGTCAAAAAGAGAAATTCTATATCCAAGTTACAAACAGAATAGAAAACTATCTTTTGAAGAACCAATCTATCTATCATATCTATACCAAAAAAACAGAGTTAAACAATACTTGGAAGAAATGTATGTCCGACAGATTGAAGTCCAAGGAATTGAAGCTGATGACCTTATGGCTGAGTATTGTAAAATATCTGAGAATGAAAAGAAACTAATATTCTCTTCTGACAAAGATTTAACCCAGCTTATATCTGAAAAAGTTTCACTTTATTCACCTTCACTTAGAACAACATATGAAAATGGAGACAAAATCAAGTTTAATGATTTTGAATTTCCTCACGAAAATGTTCTAACATTGAAGATAATGATGGGTGACAAATCAGATAATATACAAGGGATTCAATCTCTTGGGGAGAAGACACTTGTCAAATTTTTTCCCGAAGTTTTGGAAAGAAAAGTCACCTACCAAGAAATTCTTGAAAGGGCTGAACAATTGTTGAAAGAACAAAAAGATAACCAAACTTTAAAAAATATTTTGACTGGTAAGACAAAATCAGGTATATTTGAAAAAGAGTATTATGAGATTAATGAAAAGATTGTGGATTTGTCCAACCCTCTTTTGAATGAAGAAGCGATTGAACAAGTGAAACTTATCTTTTCTGAGAACATGGATACAGATGGGAGGAGTTATAAAAATCTAATCAAATTTATGGTGGATGATGGGATTTTTAAGTTCCTACCGAAAACGGACGACGCATGGACATATTTTATTACACCATTTTTAAAGTTAACAAGAAAAGAAAAAAGTAAAAAAACAAAGTAAAAATTCTTATGAAAGAACAGAATGTAGATTTAACAAAGTTGGAATTCCTTATGACGGTAAACGACAACTTTATTGTACAACGTTATTTTAACGTCAAGGACTATAACCCAAAGGCAAAAAACTCCGCCGATTTGATGCAAGTTTTGGACGGGTTTGTAGAACAACTAAAACGCCATTTGAAACTGAAGACGGTTACTTACATGACTGACAATCAGTATGAGATTATGGAGAACCCTGAAGTTCTTGATACATCTTTCACAGATGGTCCAGAGGTGTTTAATTTGTACTTGAAATATAATGGAAACATTATGTGTCACTACACTTTTGATGCTAAACCTTACCCACCAAAAGTAAGATATACTGTTGATATTCGTCCGTATTTAAAAGGTATTTTGTCCACATTAACCGAAGTTTTCTCAACCAAAAATTTAACTCACGAAATGATGGGTTACTCCTTAGTCTAGTAATATTTAATAATAAAAGACTAACATGGCTGACAAAAATTTTGACTACTTAGGAAACACATTTCAACAACAACTTATCAATCAGATAATATCTGATAAGAATTTCGCTCACTCTATTTTAGAAGTTTTAGAGCCAGGGTACTTCGAAAATAAGTACTACAAATTGATTGTTCAATTGATTAAAGAGTACCACAAAAAGTTTGATTGTACTCCCACTTATGACACTTTACACCAAATTGTAAAGTCAGAGATTACTCAAGAATTGATGTTAAAGATTGTACTTGACACAATTAATGACATTAAGATTGTATCTGACGAAGGGGTATTGTTTGTTCAAGAAAAGGCACTTAAATTCTGTAAGCAACAAGAGCTTCAGAAGGTAATGACAAAGGCTCAAAAGATTATTGACGGAGGAGAATTTGAAAACTATGACACCCTTGAAGAGATGGTTCGAGAGGCTCTTCAGGTTGGTGTCATAGAGAAGGATACTGGCGATGTATTTGAGAACTTGGACCAAGTACTAGAAGAAGATTATAGACACCCAATTCCAATTGGAATACCAGGTATAGATAATCTTTTGAAGGGTGGTCTTGCAAAAGGTGAAATTGGAGTTATATTAGCACCCACAGGTGTAGGTAAGACAAGTTTAACAACAAAGTTTGCTAACCACGCTTTTAATATGGGATTTAATGTGTTACAGATATTCTTTGAGGACAACCCAAAGATTATTCAAAGAAAACACTTTACCCTTTGGACTGGAATCGCTCCTGACCTTCTTGGAGAACACAAAGAAGAGGTTATGAAAAAAGTAACCGAAGTTCAAGATAAGATGAAGAACAAACTTATTCTTAAAAAACTTCCATCAGATACTTTGACTATGGGTCAAATAAAAAACCAAATCAGAAAGATGATTGCCGATGGGATTAAGATTGATGTTATTATCTTGGATTACATTGATTGTGTAACACCTGAGAAGATGATGGATGACGAATGGAAGAGTGAGGGTTCAGTAATGAGAGCATTTGAAGCGATGTGTCACGAACTAAACATAGCTGGTTGGACGGCAACACAAGGTAACAGAAGTTCAATTTCATCTGAAGTTGTAACAACAGACCAAATGGGAGGTTCAATTAAGAAAGCTCAAGTAGGTCACGTTATCATATCGGTGGCAAAAACTTTACAACAAAAAGAACTTAAACTTGCAACAATTGCAATTACAAAGTCCCGTATAGGTAAGGATGGAGTAATCTTCGAGAACTGTAAATTTGACAATGAATTACTTTTAATTGATACAGAAAGTTCAATGACAATGCTCGGGTTTGAAGAAAACAAGGAACAGAAAAATAGAGATAGAATTCGTGAAATTCTAGACAGAAAGAAACAACAAACAGTATAATTATTAAAAAACAAGATTACTTATTATGGAAAAAATATTGGTAGAAAATCCAAATCGTTTTGTTATATTTCCTATCGAACACAACGACATATGGGAATATTATAAAATGCACCAAGCCGCATTTTGGACGGCAGAAGAGGTGGATTTGTCGGGTGACATTCGTGATTGGGAGAACCTTTCAGAGAATGAACAATACTTTGTTAAGAATGTATTGTCGTTTTTTGCGGCATCAGATGGAATCGTTAACGAAAATTTGGCCGAAAACTTCTACCGTGAAGTACAATACCCCGAGGCAAAATTCTTTTACGGAATGCAACTTGCAATGGAGAATATCCATAGTCTAATGTATTCACTTTTGATTGACACTTATGTCTCAAACCCAAATGAGAAGGACGAATGTTTCCACGCAATTGATAGATTACCGGCCGTTCAGAAGAAAGCAAAATGGGCATTGGATTGGATTACAAACGCATCTTTCCAAGAAAGACTTGTGGCATTTGCCGCGGTTGAAGGTATCTTCTTTTCAGGTTCATTCTGTTCAATCTTTTGGTTAAAATCAAGAGGTATTATGCAAGGTTTGTGTAATGCAAATTCACTAATATTCAAAGATGAAAACCTACACTGTGACTTTGCAATTCACCTTTTGAATAACCACATAGAAAACAAACCAAGTGAAAAGAGAATTAAAGAAATTCTATTGTCAGCACTTGAAATTGAAAAAGAGTTTATTACAGAGTCTCTTCCAGTTTCTCTTATTGGAATGAATTCAAATCTAATGAAACAATATCTCGAATTTGTTGTTGACGGACTACTTGTTAAATTTGGATGTAAAAAACAATTTAATGTTGAACAACCATTTAAATTTATGGAACAAATCGCAGTTGAAACAAAGGGTAATTTCTTTGAGTCAAGGACTGTTGAGTATCAGAAAGCAAAACTTAATGAAACCCTCTCCTTTACGGATGACTTTTAATTGATTATCTTTTTAAACTATGATGTCACTAAAAATAAAAAAACGTAGTGGGGAAGATGCGTCTTTTAACCCACAGAAAATATATAATAGAATTAAAAGAGCGGCTAAAGGACTCAACATTAATTCTGACGAGATTTTCATTAAGGTAATAACTTCAGTACCAACTGAAGGGGAGATTACAACAAAAGAACTTGATAAGTTAATCTATGAAATTGCCGCGGCATTTACAGGTAGTCATCATGATTATTCACGACTTGCGTCATCGGTGGCAATTTCAGCCTACCATAAAGAGACTGATGCGAGTTTTTCTAATACGATGATGACACTTTATAGTGAAGGTATTGTGAGTGAAAAATTCATTAATATGATTAATGAATATGGACCAAACAATATTGATGAAGTTATTAATCATGATAATGATTATAATTTTGACTACTTTGCTTGGCGTTCATTACAAGAGATGTATCTTTTGAAATTACCAACAGGTAAAACAATTGAAAGACCTCAACATATGTATATGCGTGTTGCAATATGGGTCACTAAATCACTTGAACAAGCGGTTGAATATTACAAGTCACTATCAAGTCAACTTATTTCACCTGCGACACCAATCATGATTAACTCAGGTACAAAAATCCCACAACTTGCTTCTTGTGTATTACATTACAATGATGCTGACTCAAGAGAGGGGCTTTTGGGTACTATGAGAGATATTTCTACATATTCATCAGATGCTGCGGGTATTGGTCTTTCTATGTCAAATATACGTAGTAAGGAAAGTCGTATTACATCTTCAGGTGGATATGCTGGCGGACTATTGAAGTATCTAAAGATTGTTAATGAGTCACTTAGATTCTTTAACCAACAAGGTCGTAGACCTGGTTCTGCGGCAATTTATTTGGAACCTTGGCATAAAGATATCTTTGACCTACTTGATATTAAAAAGAATACAGGTGCTGAAGAACTTAGAGCAAGAGATTTGTTCACCGCTCTTTGGATTCCTGACAACTTTATGAATGCGGTTAGAAGTAATGACGATTGGTATTTGTTCTGTCCTAACGATATTAAGAAGGCCGGAGTAAAAGCACTTCAAGAATGTTTTGGAGATGAATACGAGGATAACTATAACAAAGCGGTATCACTCGGTATTGGAAAAAAAGTTAAGGCTCAAGAAATTTGGAATAAGATTATTGAATCTCAAATAGAAACTGGTGTTCCCTATCTCTGTTCTAAAGACAGCGCAAACAGAAAAACAAATCATCAAAACATTGGTGTAATTAAACAATCTAACCTTTGTAATGAGATTTACCAATACACTGATGAAAATACAACGGCAATTTGTACTCTGTCATCTATGGTGTTGAAAAACTTCATTAAAGATGGAGCGTTTGACCACCAACTACTATATAATGAAACTCGTAAGGTTGTAAGAGCTCTTAACAAAGTTGTTGATATTAATAATTACTCTACTGAGAAAGGACGTAAAGGTGGACTCGAACAAAGAGCGATTGCAATCGGAACTCAAGGACTTGCTGATGTATTCTATTTAATGGATTATATTTTTACATCCGACGAGGCTCGTAAATTAAATAAAGAAATATTTGAAACAATTTATTTCGCAGCAGTAACCGAAAGTTGCTCATTATGTAAGTCAGGTGAATATGAACCATATAGTTATTTCAACGGCTCACCAATGTCAAAAGGAGATTTCCAATTTGATATGTGGGGGCTTAATGAAGATAACTTATCAGGTAGATGGAACTGGACTTCATTAAAAGAAGAAGTTAAGGACTATGGTGTTTGTAATTCATTATTCACCGCTCAAATGCCTGTAGCGTCATCGGCTAAGATTACAGGTTCATATGAGATGACAGAACCAGCCCACTCGGCAATCTTTAACAGAAGAGTTGTTGGTGGAGAGATTATGATTGTTAACAAGTATTTGATTAACGATTTTGAAAAGATTGGAATTTGGGGAGAAGACTTAAAGAATGAAATCATTCTAAATGAGGGTTCAGTTCAGGGAATTAACTTCAACAATTATCTTGACCCTGAAGATAGGAACTATAATAGGAAGGTTAAGAGAATTGAACATTTAATTCCAAAATACAAAACCATTTGGGAAATTTCTCAAAAAGAATTGATTGAAATGTCAGCGGATAGGGCTCCATTTATCGACCAATCTCAGTCAATGAATATCTATATGGGTAATCCGACCTTGTCAAAAATTTCATCATCTCACTTCTATGGATGGGAAAAGGGACTAAAGACACTTTGTTACTATGTTAGAACAAAGGCGATTTCAACGGGCGCAAAACACTTGGCAGTTGATATATCAAGGATTAAAAAACCAAATGTCACACCCGAGCCACCAAAGGTCGATTATTCAAATTTAAACTTACCACCAAAACCCGAGAATAGTGAATTTGATTGTTTCGGATGTTCATCATAAAAATAAATCCCGAGAAATCGGGATTTTAAATTTACAACTATGTCAGTATTAAACGAAAATATAGATTTATTTAAATGTTTAGTTAGGGTTTCACATTTTACAAAAAATCCTGAAGATGATAATAAATTTCATAAAGCATATGCTTTTGGTATACAGTCAGTTGCGGGAAAAATATTAACATTTCACATAATGACAGATTATGGAATGTTAAGGTCAAGAGTTCCAATATCTGAAATTTTTATGAATGAACCAACAAAGGACATTCCTTTTCATTTTAAACAATTATGGGACTGTTTTTCAGAAAATGTAACTGTAAAAATTTTTGATTATTTGTATGAAAAAAGATGTGAAGTTGTATTAAGAGATGGGTCAAAAATTTGGGCAACTTACCTCATGACAGTTGACTGGTATCGAAACTCATATTCTGATGAACCTTCAGACTACAAATGTGGACATATCTTAATTGCCGATGACGGTTATTTACTGTGTCAGCCAAACAATAGAATATATTGGAGAGACTCAAATTGGATAACAAATAAATTTCCTATCGAACCAAAATTAATTAAAGTTGACTCAGAATTACCTTCAGTTGAAACATTATCAGATAGATGGGTTGCAGATAATGGAGATTGTTATTACTATGACCTTAATGAAATTGAATAGTTCCATATTTATATGATATGGCAAATGGTAAAACATATGGTGTAACGTTTCCCTTTAGGGATTCATTTGACGGAAAGTATTTAGATTTATCTGATTACGAAGATGAAGAAATCAGAAATAGTTTGATTCACTTACTTTTAACAAGAAAGGGTTCAAGATATTTTTTACCTGACTTTGGAACACGTCTTTATGAATTTATATTTGAACCTTTGGATGGTCCTACATTTAATCAAATTGAGGCTGAGATAAGGGATTCGGTTAGAACGTATATACCAAACTTACAAGTTAATAAAATATCGGTATATCCTGCAACTGATGATGAATTGGGAGGGGTTAGTGAAACTAAAACTTTTGAAATGCCAGGAAGGTCTTCCGTTGAATATACTGCTAAAGTAAAAATAGATTACACAATTACTAGTAATGTATTTAATTCTAGTGACTTCATAATTATAAATTTATAACAAAAATGGCTAATAAGCAAATTTCATATACAACAAGAGATTTTCAAAATATCAGACAAGAGCTGATTAATTTTACAAAAACTTATTATCCTGAGTTAGTAACAAATTTTAATGATGCTGCTATATTCAGTGTATTCATGGATTTGAATGCTGCTGTAACTGACAACCTTCATTATCATATTGATAGAAGTTTACAAGAAACGGTACTACAGTACGCCCAACAAAGGTCTTCAATTTATAACATTGCAAGAACTTATGGATTAAAGATACCAGGACAAAGACCATCCGTAGCGCTTGTTGAATTCTCAATTACAGTCCCCGCACTTGGAGATAAAGAAGATTTAAGATATTGCGGAATATTGAGAAGAGGTAGTCAAGTTTTGGGAGCTGGACAAGTTTTTGAAACTGCGGATGATGTAGATTTTGCGGCAAATTATAACAGTAGTGGGTTTCCAAACAGAAAAGTAATCCCAAACTTTAACGCAAACAATCAGTTAATCAACTACACAATTGTAAAAAGAGAAGCTGTAGTTAATGGATTAACTAAAGTGTTTAAAAAAAGTATAGGGGATGCTGAGTCTAGACCTTTTTATGAAATATTTTTACCTGAAAAAAATGTTTTGGGGGTTACAAGTGTTTTACTAAAAGACGGAACGACCTATACAAATGTTCCATCGGCTCAAGAATTTTTAGGTTCTGCAAATAGATGGTATGAAGTACAAGCTCTTGCTGAAGACAGAATATTTATTGAGGACCCTACAAAGGCATCTGACACACCTGGTATAAAGGTTGGTAGGTATATACAAACAAATGATAGATTTATTACTGAGTTTACACCTGAAGGTTTCAGTAAATTAACTTTTGGTGGAGGTAATACATCCTCTGATGAACTTTTAAGAGACTTTGCAAGAAACGGAACACCATTAGATTTATCTAAATACCAAAACAATTTCTCACTTGGTTCCACTCTAAAGTCAAATTCTACTTTATTTATTCAATATAGAATAGGAGGAGGACTTGGAACAAATTTAGGTGTTAACATAATTAATCAGGTCGGAACAGTAAATTTCAACGTAAATGGACCTTCAACGACTACAAATACAAATGTAATTAATTCATTAGGATGTACTAACATTACCGCTGCTATTGGAGGAGCCGGTGTACCAACAACTGAGGAAGTTAGATATTACACTACATTTAATTTTGCAGCCCAAAATAGAGCTGTAACCATAAATGACTATGAGGCGATTCTTAGAAAAATGCCATCTCAATTCGGTTCACCAGTAAAAGTATCTATTACCGAAGAAGATAATAAAATTAAAGTGAATGTCTTGTCTTATGATAGTAATGGAAAGTTAGTTCCTGTAATTTCAGACACACTAAAGAGAAACATTGCAAATTATTTATCTAACTATAGGATGATAAATGATTACATATTTGTTACATCTGCAAGTGTAATTGATTTATCTTTTGATGTATCTTTAGTTTTGGACGCTTCACAAAACCAAGGAGTTATAATTTCTAATGTAATAGTTAGAATTTCTGATTTTATGAGTCCTGTTAACAGAGAAATGGGGGAAAATGTAAATATATCAGAATTAAGAAGAATTATACAATCCGAAAACGGTGTTATAACTATATCAGATATTTCAGTTTACAATAAAGTAGGAGGGGCATACTCTTCATCTGAAACCTCACAAAAATACTCTGACCCTGCAACAAGAAAAATTGAATTAATTGACGATACAATTTTTGCAGAACCAACACAGATTTATCAAGTTAGAGTTCCTGGTGAAGATATCATTATTAGAGTTAAAAATATGTCCTCAGTGAACTTCTCGTAAGGATTCATCATTTATTTTTTTAAAATTTTACTTAAACTATTTATAAAAAAAATAGTTATGCCCAATTCCTTTAGAGTTCGCACGCAGTTAGGTGTGAATAGAACGATACCTTTAAAATTAGACCAAGATTACGATTCATTAGAAATATTATCTTTAGCGATTTATCCAAACAATGTATACACAAGAAGTTGTGCTGATTATGGTGTAATTTGTGGAAGAGTTTTTGCAAACAAAGGTTATGGTATTGTTAATGCAAGAGTTGCTGTTTTTATACCAATAAGTCCTGATGATGAAAGTAATCCGTTAATTTCAACATTATATCCTTATAAAAGTTTTGATGATTTTAATGAAGATGGATACAAGTTTAATTTATTACCTTATACTCCTTCGCATTCTGGACACGTTGCAGTTGGTACCTTTCCTGAAAGAATTGATGCTTTGACAAACCCTACAGTTGTTGAAGTTTACGATAAGTATTATAAGTTTACCGCAAAAACAAACGATGCAGGTGACTACATGATATTTGGACTTCCTTTGGGTCAACACGATATTATCATGCAAGTTGACCTTTCAGACATTGGTGAATTTTCTTTGACACCTCAGGATTTAATAAGAATGGGTAGAGCGACTGAAGCACAAGTAAACGGAACCAAATTTAAATTTTCAGAAAACTACAGTGAATTACCTCAGATAGTTACACTAAAAAAAGTCGTCCAAGTTTCTTCATTTTTTGGACAAGACGGAGTTTGTCAACACTTTATAACAAGAGCTGATTTTGACTTAACATCCGAAGGAGGAATAGAATTCCAACCAACAGCGGTTTTCATTGGCTCAATGTTTTCAAGTACTGATAAAAAGAAATTAAAGAAAAGATGTAGAGTTCCTGCTAAACAAGGATGGCTCTGCGACCTTATTTCGGGACCTGGACAGATTGAAACAATAAGACAAACTATTTTTACCGATAGTACAGGTAGACCAGTTCTTGAAAATTTTAAACTTCAAAATGACGGTAAACTCATTGATGAAAATGGTACATGGATGATTGAGTTACCCATGAATTTAGATTATGTCTATACAGATGAGAATGGTATTAGAAGAGTCTCTCCCGATGGTAAAGTTGGTGTACCTGTAAGAGCGAAATATAGATTTAAAGTAAAATGGCAACAGTCTCCTTCATTAAGAGAAGAAACAAAGAGGGCATACTTCCTTGTACCAAATATTAAAGAGTATGGATGGGACCCAACCATGATTGAACCATCTGACGACCCAAACAGCGAAATAAATTTTTTCTCAACCCCAACTGTAACTATAAATATTCCCCCAACACCACCTTTACCGGGAGAAGAACCAAGTACTGGTCCATTTTTGTTTACAATTCCACCCACTAATGATTATTACTATAATGTATCAAATACAAATAATATAGAATCTTATACAATACTAGTTGATGGGGTTGAAAACAACGACTACTACAATACAATACCAATGCCTCAACTAAGTGACAACACGGTTGAAATAAGATATAATTTAATTGACGCAACTATTGACGATACCTCAATAAGTTTCAAAGCCTTAAACTCTTCACAATATTTACAACAGTGTTCTTATGCTTTCAGCTTGAGTTGGACTGATTACGGTGATGACACTATGATACAAGAGGCTATTGACTGCGAGGATAGATTCTATGAATTCCAATACAACAAAGTGTATACAATATCTCAACTTTTAGATAGATATACTAACAGATTATTTCCACAAAAATCAATACAAGTCAAACACATATTAGATGATACTTGCGAGGGAGATTACAATACATTTCCAACTAACGATGTGTATTATAGATACAATTTATTATTCATTTTGGCAAATGTCATTTTGAGTATAATGAAATTTGTATTTTTGTTACTTGTTGTTTTTCTTCACGTATTAGCATTTTTGTGGCCTGTTTTTGCAATTATAATAACAATTGTTTGGGCAATTCAAAAAGTTGTCTATAAAATATGTACATTTTTAAGAGACAAATTGAGGTTTGGTTTAGATTGTAAGGAACCAAAAGATTTGGGGGACTTACTTAAAAATCCATTTAAAAACGTCAGACTACCTTTGTTTTTATACACTGAAGATGGATGTGAAAGATGTAGGTGTAAGGTTGTTGACCAAGATTTAGATGAAGAAAGTAATACAACTTTATTCGAATTAAATCAAAATTTAACCCAATTGGATGAGGGTAATGTATCTAGTTTGGCAGACTTAAATGATGTTTCGTCACTTACTTTGACGGCCACAACCTCAGGGTTTAATCATGTTCCTAATGGGTTGTCACCTGCCGGATATTACGCTACTGGTGGGGCTAATAATGTGTTTAATGCTGTAGAATATACGGACGGTTTTGCGGCGGTTGTTGCAGGTAATTCCGCAGCTGCTCCATTAATAAGAAAAGTACCGTTTTGGAGAGGAAATATTTTTGAGGCAAATGTAGATTTGTTTTCAACCTCATTACCCATCGCAGAAAGATTAAATCTGTTTAATACAAAGGCTAAATATTTCGACAATTTGACAACTCAGTATGGTACTAACAATACACCAAGCCCTGGTAACGTTGGTTGGAATCAAGTTGCGGTGACGATAAATCCTGATGAAAACGACTATGAAGATTTTTATCATACAGATAATTTATTGGTACTCTTAGTTGATTCAACTGCGTTTACAAGAGGTACCGTAATTACATTTCAGGACCCAAACGAATCTACTGATGTTAATAATAATAGTCAACTATTTGGAACTGGCAATTTTTCAGGTACATCTGGTGTTATTTTAGAACCTGAGTCTTATACTGTTAAGTACGCTAATCCTGATGTGACAAGTTCGGAACCATTATTAACCACCATATATAATATGGATGGAGCATATGGTAATGGGTTACCTGAATTACAATTTGCTGACGGAAATAGACCTGGCAGAACTTGCTACCCTTCTGATATTGAATACTTCCAAGTAGTCCAAGAAATGCCATATTCAGAGTTTTTATGTATCTCAAGTACAGGGGAATATTGGTGTGATAGTGGATTTGATACTCCATCAAATGCTAGTGATAGAAGATTTTCACTTCCATGGAGATTTATGAGGTCAGATAGACCAATTGATAATCCTTTTGCTGACTTTGAAGACTACGTTCAACCATTTTCAGACAACGCAACTAGTGGAATCGAACCTTCCGATAATTGGGCCAACGCCTGTATAATTAATAGGACCTATACACTACCCGACCCAAATTGTTTTCAATCTTGTTGGAATGAGACAACACATATTTTAGGACAAGTAAACCCATGGGGACAATTCTTAGAAAGAAATCCTAACGTAAGAGTTATTTTTGTACAAAGAGGAGTTGATGTTAATTCTCCCTTTATTGAACAAAGATTTGATTTAAGAAGATTCTTTGGAGTCTCAACCGACTACGGTAATACACCAGTTATCAATGGAAATGACATTAGTGCTTATTGTATAGTTCAGGGTAGATTCAAATTAAATCAACCAATTTTACCAGGAGGTATTATAACAAACGGATTTAATGTTTTTGAAACTTCTGGATGGAGGATGAACGGGATTATAAGGAGTTATTTTGCTAACGGGACCCCAAATGTATCAAGTGACTACCAATTTTTAGCAGTTCTTGGACAAACAGTTACACAAACAAATGGACCTGATACTGACCAACTTAGTCCTTTAGTTAAATCTACAGATTCTTTTGTTGATGATAATGGTATTTTTGATGAAAATACTAGAATTTTAACACCACAAGAAACTGGTGACTACTCGATATCTGTATTTCTTAGATATAGTGGAAGTATTTTTCAAAATGGAGGACTACGGATTATTTTGAGAGATAACACAACGTCAACTAACGTTACGTTAGAAACCTTAGATGTTCTTACCTTAACACAAAATCTATTTAATAATTATATTATTAATCTGATAGAGGGACATGAATATATATTACTTGTTTCTAATTTAATAAATGGAGGGGACATAACTTACTACGCAGATGAGAATGAATGGGTTACAGATAATCCTAACGGTTTAATTTTACCAAAACACCATTTGATTACTAATAATGAACAACAACAAATATATTTCCCAAGTCAGTTCTATAGATTTAATGATGATTATGTTTCTTATGATACGACAATGCCTACCTATTATTCAGCACTTGATAGTGAAACAGTAATTTGGGGATATCAAAGTTTTGGGTGGAGACCTTCGGCAGTTTTAGACCTTTCGGTAAATGGGGTAGACTACACGCAAAATGGTTTTGCGGTAATTTCAGAAGAAAACGGATTTAGAGCTCTTATAGGAAGAGCGGTTAATGATGATGATTTGCAAAGAAATTTATTTATACCTTGTCATAGTAGTACTCTGGGATTAGTAACAGCAGGAGCATTTACAAATAGTAAAATTTGTGGAGATGCTGCCCAAGATGGGGAAGCCGGAGGACAAAACTATGTTTGTGAAAATAATGATAGATTTGATAATGAAAATAGACTTACCGCTTGTCCTGGTTGTTGTAGATATAGAGAAAACTTATATGTAGGTGGATTAACTTATCATCAGAGAACATCAAATGCCACTAAAAGAAATCTAAGTGGATATCAAAAAGGAGAGTATGTAGAGGGAGGTTCAGCTCTTGCCGTTGACTTTAATGGAATTACTGACGTTTATCAAAGAGTATATTCTACTACAAGAAATTGTTTTTATGAAGACCCGGCTGGAGGAGGAGCCGATGACGCTCCTCAATGGGGACCAAATGAAGGAGACCCATGGGAGGGAGGAGGTAATTGTGAAGGAGGACCTGGAGACGGTAAAGATAGACAAACTAGACAAATAACATGGGACGCAACTCAATATATTTCTCCAGTGTATGCGGTATTCCCTAATACACCTCCACCTGGTGTTGACGTACCCGAAAATCAATGGTATGTTAATCCAAACCATTATGTTACAATGAGTAACAGATTTTATCAAGTAATGAGAACTGATAGATTACCATCATCAACTGATGTTCAACAAGACGGAAATGGTAATGGATATTTGTTACATCAAAATGGAGGGTTTTCAATGTACATAATTGGTAATTGTGACTATGAACAAGAGGGAGGTGGGGAACTTCCAACTCCTATATTTGTTGACTTGGACTTTGATGTTATTCCTGGAGGTGCCGATGGACCAATTGCTAATGTTGCGGCTTCTTTAACAAACTGTGCAGAAGCTGTTGACCTTAATAGTTACTATACAGATTCAGATGAAAATCCTGCAATACAACCAGGTGGAGATGGGTATAGCTCGGAACCGGCAACAGGAGCTGATTGGTTATGGTTTGTTAGAGGAACAGGATGTTATAATGTAGTATCAAAACCTTTAAGGTCCTTATTTTTCCATGATGTACCAACAGGTGCTGGTAATCCTGACCCAGGAGGACCCCAAAAAAGGTACTCAGATTTTGCAACAGTTGTGGAATGGATTCAGAGACTCAAATTGACTTTTTCACTTTGTTTTGATGTGTACTCACATACGTTCTCAAACAATTGGATAAATGGAACACTCTATGCTTTCTCATTCCAAAACGAAACTACTTTTGATTCACAAAATAGGCCACGTAGAAGATTTTGTAGAGATACAATATATTTTCATGACCCTTTGAATAATTATTATTATCGCTCAAGTCCATGGGACGGGACAAATTTTGTAGGAAGACCAAGATATTCTTCTTCAGACCAAAGACTAATTGGTAATGAACGAAATTTATTATTCCCAACTACTTTGATTGATTTAGGGCCAAAGACTGCCTTCATACAAGAGATAGTATATTCAGATGATTATGATGGGTATATTGTACCTAGAATACCTTCATCTACTTTCCAAGATGTAACTGATATATTAAATCTTTTTGTATTAAGTAGACTTGTTAATACATCATTTATACAACAATTATTTCCGTTACCTGACAATAGTGGTAATGAACAAGGAGGTGACGACCCAAGTGTCGGAGCTTTCTTTAAAAACTCTAGATGGCAAAATGGTGAATTATTTTTCTCAGGATTATTACCGGGTCTTGTGGATGCTGATTATAGCCAGATGATTTCAATAAATTCTGAATTTGGTGTGAACGAATTTTCACCTGAAAATTATACAAACAATGATATAATTTTTGCTGAGGATACCGTAACTCCTACTTATCCATACTTTGGTATATTTTTTAGTGGAGATAATCAACTTAGAGATTATATTACGCCAAGAAGAACTATTTGGGCACAAAATGCTGACGTACCAGTTTCTCCCTCAGGATTTACCGACATCGCGGTAAAAACACAAGTTGTACCTTTTTATCAGTGGAATGTGTTTCATAATTTGGATTCTCCACAAAGTTTGTTTGGAACTCAATCAAATAATTTCATTACAAATTTCCCAGCAACACCTACATATGTGGATAGTTCAACCTTCCCAAATGGATTTTTTGCACATGGTTACCAAACCCTTGATAGATTTGGACCAAGTTCGGAGTATTTTGTACCTGGTGTTAATAATAGTTTCTATTATAAAGGATATTTAATTAATTATAGTGCGGGAACAGATAGTGACGGAAATACTGTTGTAATTGCAGTTAATAGAATACCTGCGGGTACTAGATATAGATATACATTTGGTGCTCCGTTTCACTTCTATTTTGGATTAAAACAAGGGGCTAGTGCCATGGATAGATTTATACAAAAATATGTTGACACAAATATAGTTTATGAGTGATTTAGGTAACATAACTTTTGTAAAAGGAAGTTTAAGATATAAAAGAGCTCCCGAGGTTCCAGTTCAGATTACTGCACCCCTTTCAGGGAAAGTTAAGGAGTTAGATGAATATCAAAGAAATTTGACAATTGACTTAGCTGAGGTCTTTGATTTAGAAAGGCAAAAATCTACATTTTTTGCCCCATCCTGTAAATTCCAATTAATTTTTGCAAATACTTACAGCGGTTCCACACAAACACCTGATAACCCGTATCCACCATTTAATAATAATCTATTTTACATAAATCCCGAATCAACCAAACTATTACAGGTAGTATCAAGTGTGACACTTGCATGGCCAGGTTTACCTCAGTATAATGAGTTTAATTTTATAAGGACTGATATGGGTATTGAAGGTTACACCACTGGAACGGGGAGACATATTACAGGTCTTGCAAGAGATGTAACAAATTATAATTGGAGATTTTACTTGAGTTATCCAAGTTATAGCAATCCGCTTAAAAATATGCAATATGATTTTTTGGACGGAACTATCTTTGATTGGCAACCTTTTTATGGTTTACCGTATCAAATGAATTTGGTAAGTATTGAGGGTAAAACTTTTTGGCAATTTACTTGTCCTGTAAAGCATAATTTACAAGTTGGTGAATATGTCAATCTAACAAATGTGACAATTATTGATGGACAAGGAGTACCTGTACCAAATGGGGCTCTTTTTGAAGTATATAGTTTAGGAAATGGATTTTTCGGTTCAGAAGAAAAGATATTCAATTTGGTTGATGTGGGTACACCTCAAAATGTTTCAACTTTTGAAGAAGGAAAAAAAGGACAATTTTTTAGAGTTATTGATGCGGATAATCCAGTAGAGTCCCAATCTAGATATTACGTAAGAGAACATACAATTTTAACAAATGTAAATGATTCTATTATAACTAATTCGGGATTTGAACAAACCGCATTCAGAACAGTAAAAAAGTGGGAGTCAGAGGACCTCACACCAAATCAAGAATCAAGAATTTCAATTAAGGAAGATTCACAGTCTTATAATGTATCATTTAATAGTAGTATTAATATTGCAACACTAGTTGATAATTTGAATAGACCTGTGTCTGAACTTTTTATAACAGTAATAAATAGAGGGTATTTTGGATATTTTAATCCGCCAACACAAGCGGGAAACGCTTTAAAGGAAGGTTGGGGATTTAATTTGGGCTCTATAAGTAGTTCTTGGTGGGAAAGGGATAATTTTGTTTCTGACACAAACATTTTGACAAGTTCTTACACAATAGGTACAAGAGAATTTTTTTACAACAATGATTTAGTACAAGGGGATAGACTCAGCGGAGACTTGTGCGAGTGGAATGATATTACCCAAACAGAAACTGTACTATCAGATTGTTACCATAAATTTGTATTTAATCAAGAAATATTCAATATAGGTAGTAGTCTACAAAATCCATTGGGATATTATTACAAACCATTATTTTCACTAAAGATAAAAGATTATGGGGACTATATTGAAGAAGGTGACCCAGCAACAATCGATGGAGTCCCAAGCTATGCTTTCTTTTCACAATATCTTAATAGGTTTCTATGGAAAGATATTTATCCTTATGGATATGTAGATTCAGATGGGAATGGAGTTAACTATCCATTTATGAATGGAAGACATTATCCATATGATAATTTTATATTCAGGATAATTCCGGAAGGAACAAATATATTAAATATAATAGACGTACAATTACCAACGATAGATGGATGTGAATAAAATTAAAATAATAGAATCGATTGGTGACAAAGAAATTGTTGTTCCGATAAGTACAAATCCAGATTTTTTGGATAGGGAATCTGCTATTATACAAGAGGAACGAAAAATAATTGAACAAATAATAGGAACTCCAACTAACTATGAATTATCAAGATACTCAAGAGCGAGGAATACGGCTGGAGATACCTCACTAACCTACGTATTTAATTTTACAGAAGATGTTACCGTTCCTGCTGAAACAAGTTACTTATCTAAATTTACTGATAGTCAGGTAAGATTTTTTACTGATGCATTTAGAAACTCATTCTTTAAGTTAGACTTTTATGATTCATTAGACCCCAAAACTCAAAAAAACTATCTGACAATTATATTACCCACAAGGATGAGTAGTACTCTTGAAGAAAATGGGTGTGAAGAATATGAATTTGTATTTGATACAATTAGTGAACCTTTATATCCAAACGAATTAAAATATACCGACTGTTGTGGACTTGAGGTTACAGTAGTGGGTAATGGGGCGGTTGGAGATAATCCGGCAACTGTTGTTAGGTTTTGTACTAAGATTGGAACTCCTGTATATTTTATAAGAAGAAGATTAAATGCTGAAGGTGTTGTTATTGTTGCTCAAACATTAGTAAACCTTAATCAAAGTACTTTAAACTATTTAATATTTTTCTTAGGAAATTGCCAATGTGAAAGTGGGTTACTTGGTACATCTAGTTCAAGACCTTTGGCTATACCCATAATTGCGACAGACTTTAACAGAAACCAAGAAGGTTTTTTTCTACATTGGTTTGAAGATAGAAGTCTTTTGAACATAGATAATTTATATATGTCTGCAAAGTTTTTTAACGCTAGTGTAGGACAATATATTAAATTCATAGTTAATGACCAAACAAGTTATACCAATACCTACAGAATCCCAAACCAAGATTTTTATTATAGGGTGAGTATTGATTATGTAAATGATGAATATTCTCTTTTCTTAACTTCTAATGATACTTTTGTTGATACACTTAATTGGTATGAATATAAAAATCCACCAGTAGGAATTTAATGGAGACATTCAAAATTAAAATATCGCCCGAGGTACTTAAAGGAGATTTAGGAAGTTATAATTATAGCGGTCAAACTATTGGATTTTATAGTGGAATGTCTGATGTATTATCGGCCGGTACTATAAATTTGGGAACATGGTCAACACAACCTGTTATGGGAGTTGCTGGTACATTAGGGGCGGGAGCACTTCAGTTCTTAGGACCAAATTCAAACCTTATTTATATAAATACGGTTGGGTCTAATGGTTATAATTGGCAAAAGTATCTTATGTCTATTTTACCTGGAGCAATAATTCAGATTACGGCAGAAGGTACCACTTATACATTTATAAAAAATAATCAACCACCAAATATATATCAACCAGGATTTGAATTAATTGATATAGTTTTAACAGATTTTGTTGGATTATATGTTATACCCTCCGGAGTAACTGAAAATATTCCCTATGACATAGATGTTAATCTTACAATTATACAACCAAATACGTCACAGTTAATTGATTTATCTATACCTGTTTTATTAAAACAAGACTATGAAGATATTGGATACTATTCACCATTTGATGGATATGTTTCACAATTATCTGAAGAAGTTAACTTTACATTTAGTGCGACTACATTGTTACCCTATAGATATTGTATTTATAATACTTCTAACTATAATTTAAACTATTTCCAAAATGCTGTATATACAGTTGACTGGGGGGACGATTCCACAATCCAACAAGTGGAGGTAGTAATTCCACAAAGTTTTTGTCATATATACCCTAATATTGGAACACCCAGAACATACACTATAACTTTTTCAGGTGTAAATTCGGTCGGGGCTTACTCAGTTACTAAAAACGTGGAGGTACCATACACTGATATTGTACCGTCAAATCCATATGGTTCGGTTAATTTTATTTCAAATGGGGGTTCATGGAGTGCGACACCGTCAAGTCAGAACTACATTTATAATTATGACTCTATTAATACAGTCGCAGGTCAAGTTAGTTCGAACTATGTTAGTACACCTTTTATTGTGTCAGGATTTACCCAATCAAGACTTAATGAATTAAAAGTTTACGGACCGCAACCTTATATACTTAACTTAAATAGAATTTTAAGTGACGGAACAGAAGGATATATTGTTTCCCAAACTCCTGAATATACTGAATATATAATTAATGAACAAACCTACATTGATTTTGCAAATGGTACTACAATATTTGTAGTCCAATCAGAAGGATTTACAGAAAATACAATTACTGCAACAACTATTACAAAATTTGAGTACTTGATGAATGTAATTGAACAGCCGGAAATACAATCAAATGTATTTATTGAAAGAGGAAAGTATTCTGGTTTGGAAAATTTCAGAAGAATTGGTGACATTAACAACACTGGAGCTTTAAGAACATATGGTTATGGTTTTTTTGATGTGAAATTTTATGATAATCTTTAATAAAAAATATAAAAAATAAAAAAAATTGGCAACAGGTAATTACGGAACAGTTAGACCGGCAGATGTTAGTCCCGAGGACGTGGATATAATTCTTCATTATACACCGTCAAGGGACGAAACAACTAACTTTACTCTTACAAGATTGGACTCTGCTCAATATCTAAGACCTTATTATAATAATAGTAATATTGGAGGCAGTACTGCGGAAATTTTAGGTGGGTTATATAATTTGACACTTCCGGCAAACGAGTTTAATGCTTTAGGAATTTACACAATATATTTTAGACCAGCTCAAATCAGAACTATTATAAATGATTGCGGAGTTCTATCATCCTCACCAAATATAAAAGGAATTATAATTAATTTGCAAGATGTACCTTCTAACTATAGAAACAAGTTTGTCAACCAAGGATTAGTCGGATTCAGAGTTGAATATTTGAATTCTGATGGAACTAAAATCCCAAACTTTTATAGAATAATTACATCAAACTTTTTTTGTGAACCAGTTACTCAAAACTTAACAAATACTATACAAAAGGCTGTAAGATATAGGTACTCAGATGGAACAACCAATCTTATGTTTTGCACATTAACTCCATCGTCCTCACCAACTACTAGACCAAACGCAATACCCTTCATAGGTTCGCCAAGTCAATCAATACTAATTACAAATACTTTTTTTAATCCAACAGTTGTTGAGGTTGAAATAGTTGAACATGATGCTTCAACACTCGCAATTGCTCTTTATGGAAACCAAACCAAGTCAATCGAAGACGGTATTTATACTATCTATGATTCTGATAACAATATCTACAGACAATATAACTTATACGTAATAAGAGACCAATTTAACGAACTTCTTTACGAGGTTAGACAAGATAGAATTGATAACATTGACTTTAGTAAAAATTTCCAAAATATAATTTCACAAGGATAAAATGAGTAATTATAGTTGTCCTCCACAAAGGAGAAGTTCCGAAGGTTTTTATTTTGAAAACATAGTTGGATTACAAGTAGTTCAAGGAGGAGGATTAACGCAAGGGAATTTTCAAGTCACAACAACCAATAATGAGAAATCAAATAGGTTTTTTGATACTGGAATTTTTTCAGGTCCAATTACTCTTAACAATTTAAACATTGGTTCAGTAGCTCAAGCTAAAAAAATTAATGATGTAAACTTTAAAGTATATCCAAATTTTGACCAAACTGACGTTTTAAATTTTGTCGCCTATGGACCATTATCGAAAAGATTTTCGGCCGCGGTTTTAAATATAATTAATTTTTTCCCAGCGGCAATTGAGTCAACGTCAATAAGACAAAATTACTCAACTGGTAATACCGCTTTTAATATTTCTTATGATAGTCAAGAAGATGTTACTTATCTTTCTTTAGATGCTCAAACTTTGAGAAATCCTTTTAGTATTGATTTCACAATTAATGCAACTAGAAATATAAATTCATTAGGATATGACGTTTCAAAATATAGAAACTTTAATTCTAACTTTACAAGTTATTCTTTATTTACTCCAAACGACTCTTATAGAATTATAGATATGACTGGCACGACTTCAATAAGTGCCGGCACATTATATCTACTAGTGAAAGGTAACGTTTTTAGCGGAGTAACTACAACAACTGATACTTTAGTAATAAGACCAAACAACTTTACCGTTAATGAGGTGTTCAATTTAGAACTTGATGAGGTCGAGGAATTATTATTAAACAGATTTTCTTATCCTATTTACACATCTAAATTTCAAGTACTAACTGAAGGAGACGATGGAAACGACTTTATAAAATTACAAACACTAACTTGGCCCATAGACGGAGTTTGGAATATAGATATTAGAACTCCCCAATTTACAAATTATATTCAAAAATTAGAACAACTTGGAAGTAAATTTGATGAATATGAGACAGATTTAATTTCTAGATTTTACACAACCGAATCTTTAAAAGAGTTTGATACTTTAGATAAAAAAGTACAGAAGACATTTAAAATTTATGGAAGAAGTTTTGATGAAACAAAAAAATATGCAGATTCCATATCTCATATGGTTTCAGTTAATTACAATATAGGTAATGATGTTCCATCAAAATTATTGGTAAACTTGGCAGAAACACTTGGGTGGGATACAAACATATCCCCAATACAGAGCGATTCTTTTTTGTCAACACTTTATGAAACAAGCGAAAGTCAATTTCCTGGAATGGCTAGCTCAATGTCTACAGATGAAATTGAATATCAATACTATAGAAATTTAATTTTAAATTCCGCATATCTTTTCAAATCAAAAGGAACAAGAAAGGCTATTGAATTTTTAATGAATAATATAGGGGCTCCCGAAGCTCTTGTAGAATTTAATGAATACGTATACACAGTTGGGGGAAAGATACAATTATCTAGATTTGACCAACTTTATAGTTCTATTACAGGGGGTACTTTCACTTCAGAGTTACCTGTTTTGGACCCGAACAATGTATATCGATTTAATGGGGCACCATACACAGCATATACTGTATCAACATCATCTATTGATGTGTCTTTTACTAAGGCTGATTACCCAATCGACTCACAAGGATATCCAAGTCCTCCTACAAGTAATGATGGTTTCTATTTTCAAAAAGGGGAGGGTTGGTATGAATCAACCCCCCAACATAGGTCCCCCGAGGTTTTGGATATAAGTACTGCGGTAGTCACGGGAAATAGCCCATCAATACAAAGTTCACTTGAACCATTCACATATGGAGAAAAATATTTGGACAGGTTTAGAAACTTTCCATACTTAGGAATGGGGTTTGGTTTACAAAAAACAATTGATAATAAAAAATCTTGGGTTGATACACAAGAAATTTTGAGAAAAAATAGTGACGGAAATTATGATGCGTTTTACAAGGCTAGCGAAGAAAAATTAATAATGAACGTTAAGAATGTAGACTTATTTTTAAATCCTGCTCAAGCACTTGTTTACGATGTATGGTATCTTTCTAAAACACAAGATTATCCTATACCATACAATGGACTAACACCTTCGTTCACAGTTTTTGATGTTGACAATACTATAATTGACCCCAAACCTCAAATCAAAGATTTCTTCGAATTTAAAGAAAGTTTTTGGAGAAACATGATTAATGTGAGAAATAGACAAATATCTAGTGACGGTAAGACAGGTGGATATCCATTTTTACAAAATATATTTTATAGTTACTTGGAAAGTGAACAAGACGCTGGTATTGAAAATAATGGGTTCTCTTATACTAAGATGATTGATTATGTTAATGGTATTGGAAATTTTTGGGTCAAACTTGTAGAACAATTTATACCGGCAACAACACTTTGGAATACGGGAACAAGAATTGAAAATTCAATATTTCACAGACAAAAATTTTCTTATAGGATGCAAAGAGGGTGCCTCCCACTTGAAGTTCAAATTTTAGGACCACAAGTTTTAGGAGGATTTGCACCACAAGGATGTCCGGCTTCTTTGATGAGTTTAGTATTGAAATATGACGGAAATTTAATACAATCAAATCTAGGAACTCTTTCTAAAACAATAGATTGTAAAGGATTAAATCCGACTGTTCAAAATTTAAATTATGCATTTGAGATAGTTGTTGTTAAGAATGGAGTTACTTATACCTTTAATTACACAGATACAGAAAAATATAGTTACCCCACACAAGTAATAAAAGAGGCTCAGTGGACCACATTTGTAACACAAGGTTTGGGGTATTTAATGGGTGAATTTGCAAGTGCAGGACTTACAGCATCCTATGAATTAAATGAATTAATAATTACTTCAGAAGATTGTTTGATAATAGAGTCAATCGACTTCAATTTGGAGTATAAAAATGTAAACTTCGCTTGTTTGTAACGTATGGCAAATATTTTTTATAGTTTTAGTCTCACTGGTGACTGTAATAATACAGGGGCTGGAGCCTTTTCATTATCTTATGAGGCGGTTGCAAGTAGTGTATACGCTTATTGGGTTGACCCAATTTCAGGGGCTTCTTTCTCGTCAGGATTAATATCTAATCCATATGTTGTTACAGGTTTAACAGGGGGAAGTTATAGTTTGATTTTGACTGATAGCTCAACAAACCAAAGTCAAACCCAACAAAATGTTAATATTTTTGTAACTACAGGTTGTGGAGTTTCACTTGAAACTACAACTAATAGTCTATGTGGACCCGCAAATGGGGGATTAAGAGCGAATACCACACAAAATGATGGAACAAACACTATAGTTCTTTATAGTGGAGACAGTTTCTACAGAAGCGGAACAACAACCACCAACTCAATTTTGTTTCAAAGAATTACAGAAGGTGCTTTCTATGCAAAAGTAACTGATTATGGAGGATGTGAAAGTTTTAGTAATACTGTAATTGTAAGAGGTTCAACACCTTTAGATTTTGGATTCTATGTAATTGATAGTACTGCTTGTCTTGTACAAAGTGGAAGTATTTACATTACTGGTGCAACAGGTACAGGACCATTTTCTTATAGTTGGAGTGGAAAAAATGATGTCTATTCGGCAACTACTAATTTTGTAACAGGGGTTACACCTGGATTTTATTCATGTACTGTAACTGATTATTATGGATGTGAAGTCACAAAGTTCACAAGAGTAAATTATGCGAATCCGATGGCTCTTGTCACCTATAGTGTAACTCCCCCATCTTGTTTTGTTTCTGATGGGTCAATGACATTTATATTTTCTGGAGGAGCCGCCCCATATTATTACTTATTAAGTAATGGGGATTCACAAATACTACTTTCGAATCAAGTTACCTTTACAGGACTTACTGCTGGTAATTATACATTAAATGTAACTGATGCGGGACTTTGTACTACCTCAGCAACTGCTGAATTACAAATACCAAATTCATTTAGGGTTATAAGTACTTCTCATGGAAATCAAAATTGTGCGGGATTTGGACTCATTAATGCTGCTGTAGATGGAGGTACTCCCCCTTATAGATTTGTTTTAACTAATCCTGCTGGATTTGCTTTAACACAAAATTCATTTCTTAATCAAACAACTTTTAGTTCACTTATTGCTAATACCTATACGTTGAGCATAACCGATGCTTTTAGTTCTTGTACTTACACTGAACAAATAGTTGTAGAAAAAATTATGAATTTTGACTATAACTTGACAGTTAGTGCTACTACTTGCGGTTCAAATAATGGAAGTATTACAATTGATATAACCGATATAATAGTTACAGGAACAAGTTACCAATATTCATTATCTGACGGAGAACAAACTGTTTTTACGACTGCCACAACTTACACCTTTGCAAATTTACCAAATGGGACTTATACTGTGAACGTTAGAGACAGATATAATTGTTTGGTTGCAAAAAAGACTAACGTTGCAACCTCTGATATATTAAGGGTTAATTTGTATCCTACAACTTGTTTTGATGGATATTCGGGGACTATTACGGCTTTAATCAGCAATCATGACGGCCCATTTAATATTACGTGGAGTGAAAACACTGGAGGTCAAACTGGAATTTATGTTACAGGATTGACAGCTGGTACCTATTCAGTAACGGTAAGTGGTGAAGGTGGATGTAGTAATATTGCAACAACTGTTGTTAGTTGTAATCCAATATCGGCAACTAACTATAGTTTTAAATATAGCTCAGGAGCACCAACAGTTAATCCGACTGGTAAAAAATCATTGAAAAATTTGATGTATTCGGGGTATACATCTTTAGTTGAAGATGCTGTAAATTGTTCATTAAGTAGTGCGACGTTTTCAGTTAGAATTACAATTGCCGGAACACCATATCAGTTCCCATTTTACTATACTCAGACTTTTGATAGTATACCTGAATTAAGTTACTTTGCAGGAATAATAGAAACATCAATTTTATCGATACCAAATATTGACAGTTGTAATATTGATGTGGACAATAATATAATTAATATAGTATCTTCGGTTAATAATAATGTTGAAACCTATAAAGGAGAGTCTGTATCATTTACAATAATAATTGATTATGTAATTAATTGTAATTCTGTAAATGGAATAATGTGTGTAACTCCTACACCAACCCCAAGTGTAACCCCTACGTTAACGCCTACACCTACGTTAACGCCTACGCCAACTATAACTCCTTCTTCTTTACAACCAATTTATTCTACATTCTATATCTACAATACTACCGATGATGTACTTGATTGTTACCCTGTTACTCAGTTCTTGTTTAGTTCATCAAGTGGATTAACAAGTGGGGACACAGTGTATACTGATTTGTATGGTACTTCTTATTTTGGTTCTCAGTTTGTTGACAATGGAACTCTTTCAGGATACACCTTAGATTTTGGAGGAGTAATTACTGGTGTTACATCGGCATTTACTTGTAATACCTTACTACAACCTTCGACATATTGCTCAGTACCAAATTACTATTACATAGAAAATAGAACTCCAAATGTTGCAACAATTGAGGTTTCACCAATTTACATAGGACAACCAACTTCCTTTGATTTAACTAATAATACTGCTGTCTATGGATGTTTCTGTGGAATACCTTCAGTATCGGGAAGTTCTTATGGTATTACAATAAGTGGAATTACAACATGTACGATAAATTAATAGATGGCTCAAATTACAATAAATACAATAAGCGGGTCACCTCCGTATAACATTTATGTATGCGATGTTAATCAGTCTTATTGTGAACTTACTTTAACTGGAGTAACTTCTGTACCTCCATCTATTACACTTACTACACCATCGGCATTTACTTATAGTCCTATAGTTTTAATTAAAATTATTGATAGTAGTGGATGCACGACTACCGAAACTTATAGTTGTGTTAGCCCAACACCGACACCATCCATAACTCCAACACCATCCATAACACCTACTATAACCCAAACTCCCACTCTTACACAGAGTATGAGTACCCCAAATCCAACGCCTACAAATACTTCTACTCCTACACCAACACAAACTCCAACTATTACTCCCTCGGCCAGTCCTATTGCTAGAACTAATGTTGCTTGGCTTTTTATTGAACCAATATCAGGAGCCTCTGAAATCGGAAACTATATGTACAATCAAAATTTAAATTTTTTGGGGTTCTCTAACGGGACATCCCCATCTGAGGATACGGTTGAATTTCAAAAAGAAATGAATGCTTATATGAATTTTTCAGGATGGACAAATGATTTCGTAAGAACAGGGTCGTTAATTTCAATTAGTAATACAGGTTTTGATAATTCTGGAAACTTTCAAACTTCAGGAAACTTTCAAACTATTAGAGTAATTCAAAATTTAATACAGTGCCCCGCTTGGTACACATTTATAATTTCCACCGGATTAACAGGCTCACTTTACCAAAAGAAAATTGATGTAAGTCAAGGAGAACTTCATAGTTTTTATTCAGTTAAAACTGACTCATCAATCTACACAAGAGGATTTTATTATACAGGTTCAACCTATTCTCAAACAACTTACCATGTATATACCACTTTTCCATCGACAGAACTATTATTTGATAATTCATTAACTACTTTGTATTTCAAAGGGAATTCACTTGGAACATAATTATATAATATGTCACAACTTCCTTATAAAAATCCAAACAGTCCAATTCAGTCGGTAGGTACTCCTTCAGTATCTAATACTACTTTATTTGGAACCCACTTCAGTATATATGGAGTCGGTGGGTACATGGAAGTATATAATGTATCAGACTTATATTATACGATTCCTTCTAATACTTATGGACTTATTCAATATAGTGGTAACACAATTCCAATTAGTTTTTCTAAAGGAAGTGGAACTACTTTTTCAATTGATACATTAAATTTAAATTCAGATTTAATTTCATCGGGTAGAAGAAAACTTGGGATGTTAGTCTATGTTTACGAAACTGACCAAATATATCAGTTCTTAATTGACAACTATGATACTTTATGGTCGGCAGCAACAGCATCAACAGGTACTGTCGTTAGTAATCAATTTGGAACAGTGGTAAGAGCGAACTCAAGTGCGAACCAAAGTTTTATAAATGCTTGGACGGGAAATACTGTTGAGGGTATTAGTGGGGAGACAAGGTCAACATCTGTTTGGAAAAAACTTGTTACAGGAAGTGGTGGAGGAGGAAGTGGAATTACAGGAGGAACCTTTGATATTAATACAGGTGACCTAGACCTTAATTCATCTGGTGGAACAATAACAATACCTGGGTTTTTATATGGGTCAGGAACAACCAATACAATACCAAAATATCAAACATCAGATGGGTTTACAGATAGTCAAATATTTGATAATGGAACATCTGTTGGTATTGGAACT